AACGCCCTCAACTTGGTAAACGTGTTGTTGTCATCGGTGGGGGTGACACGGCCTCCGATTGTCTCCGTTCAGCATTGCGCCTGGGTGCAGAAGATGTAACCTGTCTCTATCGTCGTACCGAAAAGGAAATGCCCGGCGGTAAAAAGGATCGCGAGATGGCCAAAGAAGAAGGTGCAAAATACCGCTTCTTAACCCAACCCGTAAAATTCATTGCCGGTGAAGATGGTCGGCTGGCTGCTGTTGAGTGCATCGAAATGAAGCTTGGTGATCCAGATGCCAGGGGCCGGCGAAAACCAGTTCCGGTGGAGGGTTCCAACTTCTCCATCGCGGTGGACACGGCCATCAAAGCCCTCGGCTACTGGCCCGATCCAATCATCGGGAAAACCACTCCCGGCCTTGAAACCCATGATTATGGCTTGGTAAGTGTGGTGGATAAAGAAACCTATGCCACCACCCGGGAGGGAATCTTCGCCGCCGGCGACGGTGTCACCGGCCCAGACCTGGTTGTCACGGCCATGGTAGGCGGCCGGAAAGCCGCCCGGACAATCGGTGAATATTTGCAGGCAAAATAAATCTCTTCACAGCAAGAGCACAATCCGGGCAGCCAATTGGCTGCCCGGTATTTTTTCCCTAAAACCAAGAAAAAGACTCCCAAGCTTGAGAGTCTTCTTGTCGGGGCGGGCGGATTTGGACCGCCGACCTCTGCGATTGATTTCGCTAGCGGAATTAAGTAGAACGTTTGTGCTGGTCATTCTACGCACATCCACGCAGGAGGCTGACAACAATCCCGATGATGATGATGACCACGATAAAGGTCAATTTGCCGTTGATGCCTTCCAGTAACTTCGTCTGCTGATCAAGCATATATTTTTGCCACTGTTGTTCAGGGGGAACGGGTATCTCTTTTACGACTGTCTCTTTGCCTTCCAAATCTTCTTTTATTTCAATTTTATCCAACATGGTGATTCTCCTTTTTATCTGGGTGCTCGAACTTCAAGGGCAAAATCCTTATCGGAAAAAAAGAGATCAATATTGACGCCATGGGAAGGTTTATCAGGCGTGCCGCCGGTAAGGTTCATGGTGATTGCTTTAACGTGTTCTTGTTCGTCGATCCTCCGCTTCAGGTCTTTGGCAAGGTCCGAAGAAATGTACCCAAATTGAACATCACCCCACCAGACACCAATAGCATTGGGATCGTATTTATTGTCAGGTTCGGGTTTCAATTTCAGATACTGACCTGGTTTGGCATTGCGCTTGATGAGTGTTTGCCGATCGGAGCCATCATCATTCTTTCGATCAACCCCAACGATCTTGGTATGAATAATATCTGGAGTTTCATCGTCACAATAAACCAAAACATCACCTTTGGGATTGGCAGCTTTATCGATGAGCTTCATGGCATTTTCCTCCTTGCAAGATCAGGGCAAACGAGATGCCCCCACCGAAAACGATGGGGATGGCCATGATGTTGTGGGGCATGATGGGCAGCAGGGCGAACATGCACAGGCTGGCCACCAGGGCGAAATGAACGGGGCGAGGCAGGGCCGGCCGGCGCAGGCTCAGCCAGATCACATGCAGCAGCACCAGGTATAGATCGAACTTAGGAAGTTTTCTTAGGTCGTTTGGATTCGGCGGCAACATTTTTTTCCCGCTTTTCAGCAATGCGACGGCGCATCCGAATATATTCGATAACGTCGTTTTTGTCTTCTTCAGTGGGTAGTTGACTTGCAAGATGTGTAATCAATTCAATCAAATGGTCTTGTTTGGTTTTGGGAGGCAGGAGACCGGCGGTTCGGAAAACATCCTCAGGTGGCAAATCAAAAGCGCGGGCAACGCCAAGACAGATATCGGGGCCAGGGTTGCGGTCTCCGCTAAGGATAAGACTTAGGGTGGATGGGTTTATATCCGATCTCTTTGCTAATTCAGACTGAGACCAGCCACGTTCTTTCAATTCATCTTCAATTGCAGTTATGAATAATTTATTCATCGTTGTAAAGTATTGCACAAATATGATTTGCTGTGGTCAATAAAACCTTGACAAATGAAATATAGTGTATATAATTTGCTCTGGTAAAGTATTTATTGACTGGAGCAAAAGATGGATGAGATTACCGAAAAGACCAAATATATTCCACGAATAATCAACTTACGGCCGAAAGTGTATGAGCTGGTCCAGGAGGAGGCGAAGCGGCGGCGCAACGGGCTGAAGGGCTTCTCGCTGACGCTGAACCAGATCGTGCTGGAATGGGCGGACGCGCACAATGTGGAGTTGCTGCCGGTAAATACGCGCGAGCTGCAGGACCTGCCGGCGGTGGAAAAGATTCTCGTTCCGGCAGAAACACCCCTGGAAAACGGGGTGCGGGCGGAGGCGTGAAAAGGAGACTATGGCGCGAATGACGATCGTTCTACCCGAGCAAGAAAAAAGTGCTCTTTATAGGCTTGCAGAACAAGGATTTAGGGAACCGCACGACCAGGTTGCTTTAATCATTCATAAGGAATTGGTGCAAGGAGGTCTTTTATCTCCAGTGCATGGTTCCTCAGAATGCCATATGGATGCTGAAAAGTTGGTAGCTGATCGTAAGAAGCTCCTGGATTTGATGAGCACTTTTCCGGTCCTGGTAACAACCAATAATTGGTTCAGGGCATCGGACGGAAAGCAATATACCTGTGTGTGGGGACACGCCTCGATCATCTCTGCTACGGCACTGCTCGGCTTCGAACCGGCCCAAAGCACGAACTGGTTGATGGTCTTCGATGGCGGAAAACACACGCTGGTGGTCGGAGGCTGCCAGATCAATTACATCCAGATCTGTCCGGATGCGCCGGACGATAGCTTTATTTTGCGGGTTATTCCGGAGGGTTAGATGCCAATAATCTCGAATGGCCAGATCGTCAGACCAAGGACGTTCGATCCGGATGCGAAGACGAAGCCGGAGAGGGTGTTCGAGTTCATCGTGGCGTTCAAGCACGAACATGATGGCAATTCTCCGACGATCCGGGAGATCATGGTGAACTGCAGGATCTCGTCCACCAGCATGGTTTGGTTCTACCTGAACCAGTTGGTGGCGAAAGGATTGATCAAGCGGCCGGATGCCAACATCGAGGTGGTGGGCGGGAAGTGGATCTTCATCGGAGGTCATCATGGTTGATCCTTATCGGAGCGGAGTGGCGGCGCTGTTCGCCGGGCACGCCAGGCAGGCGCTCTCGGTCCGGTTTGTGAGCAAGGTGAACCTGCTGTACAAATCTGCGCCACTGGTTAGCCAGGGCGAATTCGTGGAAGCGGTCGAGGCGTGGCCTTACCAGTATTCGATCCGAATCAACGGGGCGCATCATCCGGTCGGGGTCGTTGCGGCGAAATGGATCAACATCCTGGCCGGTCGGAAAGTGGTGGAGGAGTGACATGACCCCAAAGGAACCAAGAAAAGTGGAAGCAAGGAACATGAACACGGATGAATTCCTGTTGATCAGCATGATCATCGGGTGCTTGATGTTCTTCGTGATGGTGGCCGGGGTGATCGGGGCAATCGACCTGGTCCGGACCGTGATCATCAAAATCTTGGGAGGCTGAGCGATGGGCAACGTGAGCGGGATCCGGTTCGAGCCACTGTATTTTCGGCTCAGGCCACGCGGGAAGAAAATGTATTTTGCCGGGCTGCGTAGACTGAAGGTGACCCGGTATTCGCACACACGCGGGTTCAAGACAGCCTCGGCGGCGCTGGAGTATGCCAGGCGCTGGGCGAAGAAGGCAGACCGGCTAATCAATGTTTCCGTGGGCAAGGAGGCGGCATGACATACACGTACCAATTGCTGGATGCCAATACACCCGGCAGTTTGAGTGAAGTGGTCAACGATGCGTTGGCCAAGGGCTGGGAGCTGTGGGGCAGTCCGTTCTGGGGGCATAGTTATTGTCAGGCGGTGGTGAAGTGGGAAGAGAAGATCCACGACACGATTGAAGAGATGACAAGTGGCGATGTAATTCAGTTCGAGAGAGGCCCAGGTGGTTACGATCCCGAAACCAGCCATTTTCAATTCGGATGCCGATATGAGTGACATCTTCCAGTCGACGGAAGTGTGGTGCATTGTGCTGCCGGGACTGGGGCGCGTGTTCCTGCAGGAGCATAACCAGCAGCCCGGGCGGATAGTGATCTGCCGGAAATGCCAGGGAGCGATCGAGCCGGGTACGGGTTGCCGGTTCGTGCAGGAACGGAACCTTGGGCGGATGCAACCCGTGACAAAGGGGAACGGGTATCTGTGCCGGACGTGCATCAAGCACGGGCTGCAGGAAACGGCCCGGTGGCAATTCAACGACACGGAAGCCAGTTTGTTCAAGGCAAACGGGTACACGCTCAAGCCGATCGAGGGACAGCGCCTGGCAGATCTGTGGATGCTGAACGGGCGGGACTGATGGCCGGGATCCGGGAAGCGCTGGAAGTACCGCAAGTGATCATGAGGAAAGGATAACTCGATGGAATCGTCTTTGCAAACAATGCCCGCATTTTGGCCGGTTTTTGGCCTGGTACTGGTAAGCCTGGTGCTGTTCGGGCTGGCTTACAACAAGCTGACGACGTACCTGGAACGCACCGGACGAGATCGTGGGTTCGTGAGCCTGCTGGTAGCGGCCGGGGCGGCTGTGACGATCCTGGCGACGGGGCTGCTGATCGGGCTGGTGAATGCGTTGATCGTGCTGGCGTGCTTTGCGGCCAGCGGGGCGCCGATGATGATCGGGTCGATCAAGCGCTACGTGGACGCCCGGGCGGCGGATGAAAAAGCCGCGCGGCAGATGGTCAAGGAGGCCCTGGATGAGTCACCCAGCCCAAGTAGGCAAGAATAATTTCAACCAGGCGGTGGCGCGCGGGCGGCTGGCGAACATGTTTGCCCGCAAGAACCTATCACGGATCGTGGAGGAGCAGCCCGGGCCGCAGGTGACAGCGCTGCTGATCGCCCGGGCCAGTTTGAATTTGGGCGAGATCGGGGATGTATTCGACGAGCTGGAGCAGATCGGACGGAAGGCAAGAGGAAAGTGAATGAACCGGGGCGAGGTGCCCCGTTTCAGACAAAACCTTAGCAGGGTTTAGCGGTAGAGCGCCCGGGGTACACCTCCCAGACCCCGGGCGCGACCGAAAAGAGAAACAAGAAAAGGAGAACAGAATGACAGAAGCATCGAGAGTTCGTTGTAAGTTTCGCTGTAACCAAATTACCAAACGACGTGAAAGTTATCCGCCGCCCGGAAGATTCCTTTTTGAAGCTCAATTTTCTGCGGTCAGCGAGGGCAGCGAAGAAAATAAGAAATTCTTCGCCTACACTCCCAGCGGGAACCTGAGCGTTGGCGCTTATCAGGAGGATCTTTTCGAAGTCGGAAAAGAATATTACCTGGACATCAGCCCGGCTTAAAACAAAAACCCAAATTGAGGAGACTGTCGCCGGATTACATCGGGTAGGAAACTGCGTAGTGATCCGGGGTGGCGCTGGGCGGCCGGCATGGGCCGGTGCAGGTTCGAGACCTGCCCACCAACATACCCATAATGATAGGCCGGTAGTACCTGGAAAGGGTGTAGCGGCTGCGGTTGACTTGGGTGACGCAGCCAGGCCGGACCAGCGGAAACCAAAGCGCCCAAGCGAGAACCCGGCCAGGCACGCTTGAAAGGTGAGTGTGCCCAAAATAGACAGGGAGCAGGCGGATCTGGTGAAGCCTGCTCCCGAAAAAGAACAAGGAAGAGAAATGAAAAAAATACCGATCGGTGCGCTGAAAGAATTTGCCAATAAATATGGCTGCGACCACGTGATCGTGTTCGCGACCACCGGCAAGATCGAGCATGTCGCTACCTGGGGAAGAAGCATCAAGGATTGTGACCAGGCTGCCCAATTTGGCGACATGATGAAAGATGTCTTGGGATGGCCGAAAAGTCTACATGCGGTTCCCAACAGGGTGAAGCGCTTGCAGGAGCGGGTCAAAGAGCTTGAAGGCGTATTGGATGAAATTGAAGCGGAAAAGCGAGGATGAAATCATGGAATTTCCAGTGGCGAAAGTGAAGGCGATCCGGGCGGATATCGGGGCAGGCAAGCTGCACCTGGCGTTCGAGATCAAGCTGGACGAGCGGACGCTGGAGCTGGCGCAGGCGCTGGCGGCGGGCGCGGATGCGAGCGGCGGACATGCCTCGCTGGAGGTGGAGCTGGCGCAGCCAGGGCTGCCGGGGCTGAGCGTGTTGAACCGGGAAACCGGGTAGATCCAGGAGGAAGCATGAAAGCACTGACTTTGTATCAACCTTGGGCGACATTGGTGGCCATCGGGGCGAAGCGGATCGAGACCAGGTCATGGAGCACGAATTACCGCGGCCCGCTGGCAATACATGCCGGGAAAAATCGCCGTTACATCAATAAAAGTAGTGATCATTGTGTCTGGGATGTGGACCCGTTTTACATAGCCCTTGCGGATGGAGGGGCAATCAGTAAATTCAACGCCACGGAAGATGAATTTACTATCGGTTGCATAGTGGCAACCTGTGAGCTGGTTGGGTGCTATCAGATCGACATAAATGATTTGCGCCCAAAAAGCATGGAGGGTTGGCTCGTAGCCGGAAAGACGTGGGGAAGAACGCCCCAAGAGTTGGCGTTTGGCGATTACACCATCGGTCGCTATATGTGGTTCCTGAACAAGGTGAAGAAACTGGAAGAACCTATCCCGGCGAAGGGCGCCATGGGACTGTGGGAGTGGAACGATGAACGCTGAGCAGGCCTGGCAATCGGCGGTAGGGCAGCTGCAGATGGAGATGCCGAGAGCGGCGTTTATTGCGTACGTGCGGGAAACGAAGCTGGTCAGTTACGAGATGGGATGGTTCTGCATCGAGGCGGCGAGTGAGTTTGCCAGAGATTGGCTTACGGCACGCCTGACCAGCACGGTGACCAGGATGCTGACCGGGATGATGAACCGGGCAGTGCAGGTGGTGTTTGTGGTGAAGAAGGAGGCAGAAAAACAAGCAACAAAAAACAAGAATGATGATCCGCAACCTGATTTATTCAAAAAGGAAGGAAGACATGAGCGAAATTAGATTGAGCGTTCAGCAAGATCAGGAAGACACATTGAGCGAGCTGGTTCTGTCAATGGAAAAATTATTGGGCTGCAAGGTGACGCTAAGTGCTCAGGCCACGATCTACGAGGCTGAATCAGACAATCCAAAAGCATTGGAGATCTTGCAGGAAATCTTCAGTGAGAATGACCTGGCGCAGGCCAGCAGGAAGACCACGGTAAAGATTTTGAAGGCCGTGAAGAAGCCGGTGGAAAAGGGCAAGAAGCCAGAAAAGAAAGAACGGAAGAAGTACGCCCGGAAAGAAGTCTTATACACGGTCCTGGATGGACCCTATGCCGGCAAGGAGCTGATGGCAGCGGGTATGTTTAAGATGCTGAAGACCGGCAAACTGGCTGAACACACGCACCTGAGCCATCCAGAAAAAGGAAACATGATCGTACTCCTAGATGCGCGCGGCTTTCTGTTTTTGGAATCGACAGATAAGCCGGAAATCGTGAAAGTCGAGGCGCAGCCATGAACGAGGCGCCTGTGTTGATCGATATCACGTTGATCACCGGCAACCCGTATCAGATGCGGCATATGTTAGACGGGGCCGCGGTGCAGGAGCTGGCCGAGAACATCCTCCGCAACGGTCTGTTGCAGCCGCCGACGGTGCGGCTTATGCCAGGCATGCAGGCGTTGTCGGCGCCGGAACGCATCGAAAGGGGCAAGGAAGCTTACGAGCTGGCGTTCGGGCACACGCGCCTGGCGGCGTTCAAGCTGCTGGCGAATTCGGATGACAGCGAAAAGCGGATGTTTTACCGGCAGATCCCATGTTTCATCAAGGACCTGGACGACCTGCAGATGTTCGAATTGGCCGTCTCCGAGAATATCAAGCGGCGCAACCTGAACCCGGTCGAGACAGCCACAGCCATGCAGACGTACCAGGAAAAGTTCCAGAAGACCAGCGCCGAAACCGGCGAGTTCTTCAACGTCGACGAAGCCACGGTGCGTGGCACAGTGCGGCTGCTGAAGTTACCGGAAACGGCCCGAGCCAAACTGGCGGCCGGCGAGATCACCATGGGAGCCGCCCGGCAACTGCTGGTGCTGGTGCGAGTGGCACCCGAAAGCATCGAAAACGCCGTCAAACGCATCATCAACGGCGACCAACCCGACAGGGTGGTGTCGGATGCGCTGGATGGGCTGGTCTACCACAACAAGGCCATCAAGATGTGGGCCGGCTGGCGCAGCGGCAAGCCGAGCGGCGGTTCGGGGCTGTGGGAGCTGGACGCGCCGGTCGGGAAATCGGCCAAGTACATGCCGCCGGTGGCCGGGCTGGAAGGGCTGAATAAGCACCTGGTCAGGAAACTGGCCGAGAGCGATGGAGTGGTATCTAACGGGGGCGAGCTGGAGGATTGGGCGTGCAAGCTGCAGGGCGGCCTGGTGGCGCCGGAGGCGTTGATCGCGCAGGGTGCGCCGGCCGACACGATCGAACGATTGAACCAGCTGGTCAACCCGCCGGCCTGCACGGCCTGCCCGTTCTACGTGCGGGAGCAGAACAACCATTATTGCACCTGGAAGGTCTGCCACACCCGCAAGAAGGAGGCCTGGGCCTGGCTCGAAATGGAGAAACACGAGAAGAAGCTGGAGATCCGTCAATTATCGGCGGACGAAGCCCGGGCCGGTTTCGTGGTCCTGGGCAATTCTTACAACTCCGAAACGCGCCGGCAGGAAGAAGCGGCGATCGCCGCAAAGGATCACAACCTGCGGCTGCATATCAAGCCCGGGCAGTACGAGCACCCGTTCACCAAGTCGGAGATCGTCGAGGTGGTCTCGATCGCGCCGGCGGCGGTCGAGAAACAGAAAAAACAGAAGAAAGCCCATCAGACCGGCGAGGATGAAAAGGAACAGGCGGCGCGCTATAAGCGCGAAAGGGCGTTGGTGGAAGCCGCTAATAAATTCGAGAATGCCGAAGTACCGCCGGTGTGTGCGCACTTGCTGGACGGGCTGGATAACCTGGGTTTCCTGATGGCGATGGCCCAAATAGATGACGATGACTTCCAACGGGAAAAAGTGACCTCCCGCAAGGAAAAACTGGAACGCTGCCGGAGGAATTGCATCAACCAAGTGATCAAAAAGACAGTAAATTACGATGAAAGGGAAAAAGGACTGGTGGCGATCGCCGAATACTGGCAGGGCGTGCTCAAGACGTGGGGCGTAGATCTGCCGGCGGACTGGCTGGAGAAAGCCGCCAGTTACTGGCCGAAAGAGGTCGAGCCGCCTACAGAGCCGGATATTCCTTCCAACGTGGAAAGCGGTCTGGAAGGTGGTGACGAGGGCGATGAGGAAAATGACGAGGAGGAAGAATGACACCAGCAAGCTGCCCATTATGCCAATATTACACCCCGGATCTGAACCCGCAGGCGACGCCAGGAAACGGGCTCTGCCGACGGAATACGCCGACACCGATATTCCTACCAAACGGCGCAGTGATCACCATCTGGCCGACTGTGCGGCCGACGGATTGGTGCGGCGAAGGCGAAGCCGGAATTTCACACGATACGAAAGCGATGGGCAATGCACTGCTGGATAAGGGCAATGGCCACCGTCACTGATCCGCGCAGCCTGCTGGGCAAGTGGCTGAAGGACCATCCGCACAGCAACTAGGCGCACCGGGTGCTACGGTTTGACCGGGAGACGCTGGTGAGCTACTGCGGGCGCGTGTTTCCGATGTCGGAAGCAGTCGAGCCCGTGCAATCCGTGGCGTGCTGCCCGGATTGCACGGGAAAGTGGCGGCAGCAAAGAAAGAGATTCAAAAGGTAAGGCATGGAACATAGTCCGGAAGATGTGGAAGGGTTCATCAAGCTGGTCAGGAGCATGCGGAACGCGCAATGGAAGTTTCTGAACACGCGCTCGCAGAACGATATGATCATGGCCCGGGCTGCGGAGAAACAGGTGGACGGCTGGCTGAATCACTTCGCGCAATTGCAGGCTTTTGGGAAGATTGTGCCAGGCGAACAACAGCCGCTTTGGCCAGATAGCGGAAAAGGCCAAAAATCGACGCCAGAAAGCCATAATCCATGAATAAAACAATGCCCCTAAATAAAGCTGGCAGGCCTGTACAAACCGTGTACACCGAGACGTCCGTAGAACGAGACGTGCAGGCCAAAAAGAACGCAGGAATGAGTTTGCGGCAGATAGCGAAAATCTATGGATCACCGATCACGCATGCGGATATCGAGCGCATCCTGGCTGGTGTTTTTCCGGTCGGAATGGGGAAGAGGCGCGCGTTGCACATCCCGCCTGTTTGTTCGAAATGCGAGCAACCACTGCCAAAGCCGAAACGCGTTGTGCCTACCTGACTGAACGAAGCGGTGGCAAATCTCCAATGGTTGGAGGCGGCCGCACAACCAAAACCGGACGAATATCGGGTGTATGCGCGCGGCGGAAAGCGCGTGCGGAATGCACAACCTTTCACACCGTTTTGAGAGTAATTCTTAGATCCTTCAATTAAAAAGAGAGAGAGTGTGTGTGAGTGTGTGTGTGTGTGTGTGTGTGAGGATGCAATGAGTAGAAAATATCCGAAAAGTGATCTACCTGAAAGTATCAGAAAACCGCATGCAGCAGCATTGAGAAATTATGCTAAAAATCCAGCAACGGGAAGGAACGATGTGGTCAAAGACCAGGAAGAAGAACACGTAATACTCAAGAGCGAATCCAAACGCAAGCGAACTCAACCGGCCAAGACACCCACCCCGCGTCACAAACCGATCGAGATGCCGAGCCAGGGACTGAAACAATCCGACATTTTGTCGTTCAACTGTGACGCCGAGAAGGCATTTGTGCGGCTGATCAGCCAGATCCTGCAGGAAGATGGTCCGCTGGCGTACCGCGACGCCGTGCGGGAGGCCGCCTTCGAGCTGAATGTCAGCACTGAAACGTCGAAGCGCTACTTGGAGAAACACTGCGCCCGGCGGGCAGAGTTCAGCATTGCGGATGGTTTCGTAACGCTGAGAAAGGCGAAGACATGAGCGACGAACCGAAGCAACCGAAACAGATCACTTGTGAGTGTGGCAATCCGATCGGCGAACTCTACCAGTTGCACGATGGCCTTTGTCTGCTGGACACAGGCGGCGGATCGCTGGCGATGCATTACCAGGGCACCTGCAAGGCGTGCGGACGGCCGGTGTACTTCGATGTCAACCAGCAGAAGTTGGACCGGTTGATCAAGGGAGTCCAGGAACTCAGGCGTTCGGTAACACGTATGCCACCTATTACCGGAGGTTAGTATGTCAATAAAATACATGGACATAAAAGAGTTTCAGGAATTCGGTTATCTCCAGGAACTGAACCGTCAATTCCTGCACCCACTTGGTTTAGCTCTTGAGATCGTCATCGATGACGAATCAGGGAAAGCTAAACTGGGTCGCATTTGGGATTATAGCGAAGATCCAGAAGGAATGATCTTTGCCAAAGGACAAATTGACGCACTGAAAGCGGCGAGAGTTCAAGTCGCCTGGAACGAAAAGGCCGAAGCCAGGATCAAGAAGTTTGGCTTCATTATCCAGGATGAGTATTGATGCCGAACCGACCGCCATCCACGTGCAGGATACCTGGTTGCCCGCGTCTCAGTCATGGTGGCGGACTGTGCGATGAACACAAGGCGCAACGGCAACGGCAACTCGACGCCGAACGACCGACGCCAACTCAACGCGGATACGGTCCTGCATGGAAGAAGATCCGGGATGATCACCTCGAGAAGCATCTGTATTGTGTCGATCCATACCAGGTCCATGGCGCCAGTCAGGTCATGGCAACGGATGTTGACCATGTCATCCCGAGAAAAGAAGGTGGTACCGACGATGAAAATAATCTGCAGTCCCTGTGTCATGCCTGTCACAGCAGGAAGACGGCACGTGAAGACGGCCGGTGGGGCCGGAGACACCGCCGGATCTGGTCCAATGACGACCGTTAGGGGTATGGGGGTCGTTTTCCTTCGACCGTTTCACAGTGTACCGGTCGCCTGGTGCAATGCATTCACCCGCGAAATTCGAGCCGGGGGGGTAAAAACCGCGATATACAACAGGCGGGGGTATAAACCGCGTAATTCGGGCAGGGGGGGTGTTTTCCGCGTAATTATGCAGGGGGGTGTGTAGTGTCGCGCGGGAGGAAGCCACTACCGACGGCGGTGAAGGAGCTGAACGGGAACCCGGGCCACCGCGCGCTCAACAAGGCTGAGCCGCAGCCACCCCGGCCCAGCCGTGTACCACCACCACCTAATCACCTGACCGGCGAGGCCAGGAAGAAATGGCAGAAGCTGGCCGGCCAGCTGCACCGGATGGGCGTGCTTACCGAAGTGGACCAGGATGCGCTGGCGCGCTATTGTGTAACTTACCAGCGCTGGTTGCGCGCAGAGAAGGCGCTGGCCAAGGACGGAGATGTGTTGAAGACCAACAAGGGCAATTACGTGCAGAACCCGTGGCTGGCGATCTCGAACCGGAGCCTGGGGCTGCTGAACGGCCTGGCGGCGGAGTTTGGGATCACGCCTAGCAGCCGGACCAGGGTAAAGGCCAACCCGCCCGAGGAGGAAGAGAAGCTGGAGAAGGAGCTGTTCGGGCCGAAGACGAAAATCATCAAGCCGGGAGGTACGAGTGGATGAGTTGCGGTGCGATTATTGCCGGCAGCTATTTATAGCGACTGAGATCTTTGGCGGGTGCAGCTGCTGCGGGGCACCGGCGCCGGAAAAGATGAAGTTGGAATGGGGAATATCACCGGTGGAAAGAGTGATCAGGAGCGGTTTCTTGACACCGAATGAGATCAGGGAGATGTTCAATTTTGAGAACCGGGCGCACGCTATGCGCTCCGATGATAGCCTGCCAGGGCCGATCAGACTGGCAAGAAGAAAGGTTGACGATGAATAAATTTTGGTGTTCGCTGTTCGGGCATAAATTCAACTTCATATGGGCAAAAGATAAAGAGGAGAAAATTGTGTTGCTATCCTGCTGTGAACGATGCGGAAAAAACCAAGCAGACAATAGATTTCATGTGGTGTAAAGGGATAAGGGATGCCTCGTAAGCTACCGGAGGCTGAGCGGTACGCACGGGACGTGGTTGCCGGAAGGATCGTGGCGTGCAAGCTGGTGCGCCAGGCCTGCCAGCGACACCTGGACGACCTGCAGAACGGTGCGGCGCGCGGGCTGGTGTTCGACCAGGCTGCGGCGCAGCGCGCTCTGAACTTCTTCGCGGTCTTACGGCACAGCAAAGGCGAGTGGGCCGGGCAGCCGCTGGTGCTGCAGCCCTGGCAAATGTTCATCACGTGGACCCTGTTCGGGTGGAAGCGGGCGGAGCATAAACGCTGGATCGTCGAGAAGAACGGCCAGCGCGAGGACAGTTCAGGCACGCGCAGGTTCCGAACGGCGTACCTGGAGGTGGCCAGGAAGAACGGAAAGAGCACCTGGGCGGCCGGGATCATGCTGTACCTGGCGTTTGCCGACGAAGTGGCGGGCGGGGAGCCAGGTGCGGAGTGCTACACGGCGGCGACGAAGCGGGACCAGGCGCGGATCGTGCACAGCGAAGCGATGCGGATGGTCAATAAAAGCAAGACGCTCAAAAGGCATGGTGTGGTTGCCTACAGAGACAACCTGCACTGCGCGGAGCGGGATCAGAAATTCGAGCCGCTAGGAGCGGACAGCGATACGATGGACGGGCTGAACGTGCACGCGGCACTGCTGGACGAGCTGCACGCGCACAAGACCAGGATGGTATGGGATGTGTTGGAGACGGCCACCGGCAGCCGGCGGCAGCCGATGATCATTGCGATCACCACGGCCGGCACGAACCGGCAGAGCGTGTGCTGGGAGAAGCACGAGTACACCCGACAGGTGCTGGAAGGGAGCGTGGAAGACGATAGCTGGTTCGGGATCATTTTCACGCTGGACGAGGACGACGATTGGCAGGACGAGAAGGTCTGGTTCAAGTCCAACCCCAATCTGGGCGTGAGCAAGAAATGGGCGGACGTGCGCACGAAGGCGGCGCGGGCGAAGAGCATGACCAGGGCGCTGAACGCCTTCAAGCAATTAGAGTTAAATATCTGGGTGCACAGCGAGGTGAAGTGGATGAACATGGATGTCTGGGGGGCGTGCGCGGGGCCGGTGCCGGCGCTGAAACTGCCCGAGCACGTGGCCGGACGGCCGTGTTACAGCGGGCTAGACCTAAGTAACAGCTCGGACATCACGGCACTGGTGCACGTGTTCCCGCCGCTGACGGAGGATGAGCCCTGGTTCGTGATCTGCCGGTTCTGGATCCCGGAAGACAACATCCTGGAGCGCAGCAAGGACGACGGAGTGCCATACGATGCATGGGTGGAAGAAGGGTATATCACGGCGACGCCGGGAAATACGGTGGACCAGGCGTGGATCCTGGAGGAACTGGGGGAGGATGCTCAACAGTTCCAGGTGATGGAGGTGCCATTCGATCCATGGGGAGCGGTGGGGATCGAGCCGAAACTAGCCGACATGGGGCTGCAGATGGTGGCATTTAGGCAGGGTTACGGCTCACTGAGCGCACCGATGAAGGACCTGGAACGGATGGTGGCCAGGCACGAGATCGCGCACGGCGATAACCCGGTGCTGACGTGGATGGCGGATAACCTGATCGCGGTGGGAGATCCGGCCGGGAACATCAAGCCGGACAAGTTGAAGAGCAAGGAGAAGATCGATGGAATGGTGGCGCTGATCATGGGGCTGGACCGGGGGCTGCGGAACCAGGGCGAGGCGGGGAGCGTGTACGAGGGGAGAGGACTGGTGATGATATAAAACGTAAAACGAAAAACGTAAATCGTTATTCGTGAAGGTTATAATTGGCAAGTGGAAGGAAGGAAAAAATGGAAAAATTCAAAGTGTTGCCCCAAGCAATTAACGCTTATACAATCGATCCAGGACACTCGGACTGGACTGCTTTCATTCCGATTTTTGTAAATGGTCAATCTCATGGACTTGGGCAGGTAGGTCCGGGAATAAAAGTGATGGCACCTACCCAGTTAGAATTGGATGAGCTGTTCGATTGGGTGATTGAAAAGCTGATGAGCTGACATGGCCAAAGGAACGATTGAAATAATGGCAGATCCAGATGCAGCAAAAGTTTTTCATCGCGGCTGGACTGGCACGTTGGAAGTAGGCACAGAGGGAAGAGCAGAGAAAGTACATGCCATTTGCAAGTATAAATACCGCTTGAGATCAGGTGAAACCCGGGTAGTGTTTACTTATGACGAATATTTGCCTATTGTAAAGTTAGGAAACTTGTGCTAAGATAAAAGACAACTGGGTGTGATGGACGACAGGGCGCAAGCCTTGCGCCCCTACCCATACATCTTCACGGGTTCGACGGAGTACCGCCCGCCAGATTGGATCAGCAATGGTCCGCTCTGGCGGGCGTTTTTGTTTTCCAGCCAAAAGCGCTGGACACGTAAGCTGGAGTCGCATGACCCTGCCTCAGCAACCTGCAACCGAAACGCCCCAGATCCAAGCACGTAAAAAATTTTTCGTTTCCATCGAAACGACCGACGCGCTATTCGGCGTCGGACTGCTTTTTTTGTTCTTGGGGCTAACCCTGGCGATCGGCGTGGGCTGGGCATTCGCGGCGGTGGGGACAATTCTGATCGGGCTGGCCATCTGGTCAGTCACGCCGGCGGGAGGCGGATAAGATGCTGAAGCATCTGGCAGACATGCGGTACACCGATCGGGCCGTGGAGGCACAGACCGCGCCGCGCGGACGTGGAGTGGAGCGCCGGTGGAACTTCATGGGACAGGACCAGGCGACGTGGACGGGCGACGCGGTCACACCGGACAGCGCCCTGGGTGTGCCGGCGGTGCTGGCCTGCATCATCGTGCTGACAGAGGATATCGGCTCACTGCCGTGGTACCTGTACGACCGGCTGGCGAAGGGGAAGGGAAAGGCAGCCATGCAGGCGGTAAACCATCCGCTGTTCGAGCTGCTGCACGACACGCCCAACCCGGAAATGACCAGCATGAACTACCGGGAGATCGTGATCGGGCACCTGGCCGGCTGGGGCAATTCATATTCGCAGAAGATCTACTCCAAAGCCGGCGAACTCGTGGAACTGTGGCCACTGCTGCCGAACCGGATGCGAGTGTTCCGGGACGTGCCAGAGGGCCCACGCAGGTATCTGTACACGGCGGGATATGGGGACCCGATAGCGTTCACGCAGGACGAGATCCTGCACATCCCGGGATTTGGCTTTGACGGGCTGACGGGATACAGCCGGATCGAGGTGGCCAGGCAGGCCATTGCGATCATGATGGCGACGGAGAAATATTCTGGGAGCTTCTTCGAAAACGACGCCCGGCCGGGAGTGGTGCTGATGTATCCGAACCGGCTGAGCGACAAGGCGCTCGAGAACATCAAGGCGAGCTGGAACCTGGATTACAAGGGGGGCAGGAAGCACAGCAAGGTGGCGGTGGCAGAGGAGGGAGTGAAAATCGAAACACTGGGCCTGCCGCCGGAAGACAGCCAATTTGTGCAAACGAAACAATGGGGGTTGGAGGAAGTGTGCCGGATCTTCCGGATGCAACCGCACAAGATCATGCACCTGATCCACGCCACACTGAATAACATGGAGCAGCAGTCCATCGAGCACGTAACGGACACGCTGCGGCCATGGGCAGTTCGGCTGGAGCAGAACGTCAACATGCAGTGTCTGACCGAGGCGGAGCGCCAGCGCTACTACAACGAGATCATGTTTGACGGGTTGCTGCGGGGTGACACGGCGGCGCGCTATACGTCGTACGTGCAGGGGCGGCAGTGGGGCTTCCTGTCAGCCAACGACATCCGCGAGCTGGAGAATCTGGGGCCGATCGACGGCGGCGACACGTACATGATGCCGCTGAACATGCAGGCGGTCGGGCAGGGGGCGCCGATGGACCCGAACACGGTCAACGACCAGAGCGGGAACCACTCCAAGACCCCCATGATCGTCGAAAGCCACCTGCTGGACCGCTTCTCTACCGAAGAGCGGATGAAGCGAGCCAAGTCAGCGGTGGAGACCCGGCGCCGGCTAATGGTGGCTGAGCGGCCGGTGATCAAGGACGTGGCAGCCAGGTGCCTGCGGCGTGAGATCCACGACGTGAAGGAAGCAGCGGGGAAGTATTTGAAGCCAGGGACCGGGGAAAGGAAAGAAAAAAGAGACGCGGGCCAAATGGATACCTGGCTGAAGTTGTTTTACGAGGGGCACCAGGACTTCGTGAAGAAGCAATTTGCGCCGGTGATCAGCAGCTACGGGGAGCTGGTGGCGGGGGCGGCGGGTGAAGAGACGAGCTCGGATGGCTGGACACCCGAAATCGAGCAGTTCGTGCAGGCGTATCTGG